CTACCCGCATCATGAAGCGTGGGCCGTGAAGAACGGCTACAGGCCACAAGCTTCAAGCGTCAAGCTCCAAGCTGCAAGCTCTAAAAAATATTATCGAAAGATTCTTGGACCCCGGTCCAGGAAGTTGCAAGCGTCAAGCACGTTCCATGGCCCACGGACCATAGTTCATGGATCTCGGACCCTGGAACAAGTTTCAAGCCCCTCTGACCAAGGGTCTTGAGTAGGATAAATGTTTTCTTTGGGTGTGATTTATGGAAGGCGATTTGGTGTGGTGAGAAACGAACTTTGTTTCCCTTTGCGACTTTTAATTCGACAGTGAAAAAGACCCCAGAATTATTGTAGCCCAACACATCAGGCATACCAAGTAAGCTAAGGTTTTCAATACGATTCCAGATGATTCCTTTGGTATTTTTTTTAAGATCTTTGTATAATTTAGCTTCTGGACCCATATGTTTTTTAAAGTAACAATCTCATGCATCAGTAATCTTTTTGAAGCTTGTCTGGAAGTATAATATGAGATGGCTTTTGAGTTTTTAAAACTAATCTATGTGATGTATGACCTGTCTGTCCTACAATTGGCATAGAATTTTCATGCACTTCCATTCGTCTAATCTCAGACAGTTTACCATCCAGTTCCACAAATATATGTGCATTCTTAATAGCGTCTGATCCTTCAGTAAACTTACCCAGAAAATCTTGTAAATCTTGTACACGCATTAGAATCCAGCCTTTGTTAATTGCTCTATTCTAGTAGCTAGTTGATCTGCTAATCTTTTCTTATCGTTTTCAAGTTTAACAATCTTGGTTGAAAGCTCCTCTATAATTCTTTTAGAACCCTCTAACAAATTCTGATCTTTTATCCACTGGGATTCTTTTTGTTTCCATTCCCAGATTTCCTTTTTATATCCTTGAATTAAAAGGGGTAATTCTTCTGTTTCTTTATGTTCTGCCATTACAGTCCTGACTTTCTAGCATTATCAATGCTTTTATTTAAGTGGTCGTGTAGTTTCTTATTCTCTTCCTCTGACTCTGTCAATCTTTCTTGTAATTTTCCATTTATTTTTTGATGAGATTCATTAACTTCAAGTGAATCAGCAATCCTATTATATAAATTATTATTCTCTCTTTTATATTTTTCTCTATCTGTATGTAGTTGTTGTTTAAGAGCTTCGACTTCTGACCTTAAGGTTTTCATCTCTGGACTATTCTGGCCTATGCCTTTAACAATGGTAGTTTCTCCCTCAGCTTCCTGACGGAGCTTACGTTCCTTATTATATTTTTCTTGCCAGTCTACTACTTCTCTATCTTTTCTCATCTCTCCCATTATACATGTGCCCGCTTCTTCCTCGCGATCTTTATCTCTATATTTCTCCATTTCATCTTTAGACATATTGACTTTTTATCAATGTTACCTTAAATTGTCAATATGGGCGTACCTAGAAGATTAACTGAAATGCAAATGAGATTCGCCGAGTTCGTAGTGTTCGGTGGAGCTGATGGACCTATGACTCAGGGTGAAGCGGCTATAGCTGCAGGCTACAGTGAGAAGAGAGCTAGATCAGAAGGATCAGAGCTCTTGAATCCTAGACTCAGTCCTTTAGTAGTACAATATGTAGGAAAATTAAAAGAAGAAAGACTTAAAAAGTTCGCTGTGAGTTATGATGAACATGTGGCTGAACTCTCTCGGATAAAAGAACTCGCTTTAAAGAAAGGGAGCTTCTCCTCTGCAGTAAACGCAGAAACAAATCGAGGCAAGGCAGCAGGATTATACATAGAACGAAAAATAATAAAACATGGGAAACTAGAAGACATGTCAGAACAAGAGCTAGAAGCGAAAATGAAACAAATTTTAGACGATTACGCACCAATTTTAAATGTTACTCCTCCCATTGAAAAAATACCCAAACCAACAGCAAAAACAAAGCAAAGCAAAACCAAAAAGCTAGCATCTAATAAAGGTTCAAGACAAGGCAATAAGTCAATACCACAGTCAACAATAGTAAAGTTGTAATTATTACCTTATCAGGATTCCTCACTATCTTTTCTTTTTCTTCTTAACTTTAGCTTTTTTCTTTTTCTTCTTAGCTTTTTTCTTTTTAGTCATTAAATCCTCCTTCCATATATTATATTTCTCTTCACTTAACCAATCATCACCGTTCTCTTGTGTGGCGTGCATATGGTTCAATTTGCTTATGATCTTCGAATACACATCTGATCTAAACATTTCTCTTCTCTATACCAGTTATAACCCCAAGAGGAAAGATATTCCTATCTGAATAAGCCTCATCCTTCTGATCATAACTAGCAAAAGTCCAAATGAATTTCTTAGTACGTTTATAAATATATGCAAACGTAATCATCTTTGAACATTCAAACTTATCGAACTCATCAGCCGTCGCGTGCCCGCCGTCCGCTGTAATATCAACCCAAGAGATCTTATAAAAATAGTACCTCTTCTTGTTGATCACGACATGACGATATTTAGTTTTTTTTCGTTTCTTTGCCATAATGTTGCCACAATTGAAATGCCGACACCTATATATAGAAAATTATTTTTATTTCATCTGCGCTAAAAAATCCAGTGAAAGTGTCGGCTTTTTAAAATAATCTCCTATTATCGTTGTTAGAGTAGGCGAATAGTCAAAAATAGTAAGTGTCGAATTGGTGTCGGCAGGGTGTCGGCAAAGTGTCGGCAGTGTCGGCAATTCAGGGTAACTTTGGCCCAAAAAGGCGTTTGCCGACACTTTAGGTGTCGGCGCCGACACCTCGCCGACACCTAATCGACACCTAATCGACACTTAATCCGTGCCTAATTTGTGCCATAATGTCGCCTTAATGTTGCCATCTTTTCAGCAGCAAAACCGATTTTAGCCAACTGCTTATCAATACTACCAATTACATCCTCATGACCTGGTAACACGTCTCCTTTCAAAAGTGCATCGATCTTAACCAATGCTATCTCCTGATCAGCAGTGTAACGCTTAATTAAAGCATTAAAGATTCTTTCCCTCATTGTTTGCCCCTCTCTCATTTGTCCTCCTTATTTGTTTTAAGTGTATCTCCAAATCTTCCTTGCCATCCCCAAGTACCATGATGGACTGTTGTTGAATCTAAATTAGCATAGAGTTTAAATCCTGCTTCTCGTGCTCGTTGACAGAAGGATAGATCTTCTCCCTTCCATTCTCCTGTGCTGAGACTGAATGTTGTATCCCAAAAATTATACATATAGTGTCCTATGGCGTCTTCGATAGCTCCAATCTCTTTATTCATTTTTTCTTTAACTGAATCTTCAAATTCTATTTTAAGTTCCGGATGCTTATCTATTAATTTTTCAAATACGATTCTGTGAATAAGCATAAGCCCAGCCGGACCTTCTTCTATTTCCACCATATCCCAGGGTAGAATCTTTATCTTATCAGGATCTTTAAATTTAACAGTATACTTTGTTTTAAGTGGATCTTCTTTAACCCGGTATGGAGTGCAAACAATAAACTCTTTGGGTACGAGCATACGCATCACAGCTTCCGGTGTGAATTGAACATCAGCATCTACACATAGCATGTGATCACAATCACTTTGTAAAAAACCACATGTTAATAAATTTCTTGCATGAGTCACCAAAGAAGATTTAACTGTTTGGAATCTGGCTTCTATCCCGCTTTTGCCTAGAGCACTAAAAGTATCAAGTAGAGATATCATTGTTTCGATTCTTACTGAATCATAGCAGGGCATAGCAACGTATAGTTTAGGCTTTTCCATCTTTTTCAAATTCTTTTAATAATTCTGTAGTATCGATTTGAGTCTCTTCTTTGTAATCTCGTATTAATTCATAATACTGGTCTAATCGTTTTAAAAACTTATGCTTCCATGACCTTAAAGTAGGCCCGGAAAACTTGAATTCTTGATAATATAGGTCAGGAGTACATACCATTATGATGCCTTGTTCAATGTTAGAGCCATGAATATAATCATGAGCCATGGCATATGCTGCAATCTGCAGGTAGTAATCTTCAATCCATTCTTCTTCTTTCG